ATTGAAGTCGATTATGGCTTACCAACCACACCTATGAATGGTGATACAACCAAGTTAGCCCTTTATAATACGTTAAAAGGTTTTAATGATAAATGGATTTCAGGTTCAGATTTGAAAAGTGTTACGTTGTTTGAAGACTTTTTATTTATGGATAGGTCAAACAGTGATTTAGGTAATTCTTATAATGTAGATTTGAATAAAGTGGTAAATAGACTTGCTTTAGATACGAAGCAAGACCAAAGTTTAATGTCTTTAATAAGTTCAATTTTAGAAGATAATTATTTTATTTTTATGGCGATGCCTGCCTATATTAATTTTTACGGTATCCAAAAAGCTTTAAAAGGTGGTCAACCATTAGAGGATAGTGAAATTGGTAATTCATTGTTTGGGACTTATTTAGAAGTGGATTACACACAATCTAACCCTAAATTTTTGTGTCTATATGTTGGTAACCCATCTGAATACCCGAAACCAAAAGAAAACTCATTTAATAGATTTGGTGACGATAGTTTTGATTTAAGAGTTCCGGATAACCCATTAAGAGTTTCTGACCCTAATAGAAATTATTCACTGAGTAATCGTGTAGTTGGATTTGCTGTTGATTTTGGAATAAGAAATCAAAACATCTTCAAAGGATTAAATTTAGATATGTCTGAAATGAAAAACACTTCAGAGTCATTTAAGGTTTTTGCCGATATGGGTAGTTCAGTTTCAGGAGACAAAGTAGCACAACAATCACAATCATTATATAGTATATACAAATCAAGGTCGTATCAGTGTACGGTAAGTAGTATGGGTAACGCTATGATTCAACCTACTATGTATTATATTTTAAGACACGTACCTATGTTTTATGGACCATATTGGATTACAGAGGTAAACCATAATATCTCAACGTCAGGATTTGATACTGAGTTTAAGGGTACAAGAATACCTAAATATGCATTACCTAAAATTGATAATTTAATGGCATCAGTTAATAAAACCGTATTGGCTGAACTTAAAAATTTATTAGGGGTTACTAAGACACCAAAAACACAAGAAGTACTAGATGCTGAGAAACTACTAAGCACTAACCCACCACTTCAAACATTAAATGGAGCGGAAAATGTTTGCTTAAGTGGAGTCCCTACCGTGTATGCTAGTGTTCCTTTTGAACCTTTATTACAGACACCATTCACAAAAGATGAATTTATTCCACTATTAGATTCTGTAACTACAAATAAAGTTATGAAAGCATTGTTATGGGGGATTGCACAAAATCAAAAATCAACCACAAATAATAACGGGGTATTTAATTGTATTAATTATAATCCATTTCAGATTGACACCCAAAGAATACAACCTGGAAACCTTAATAGTTTTATTAAAAAACAATCCTGTGTACAAATTGATAATAAAAATATTAGACTTGTTAAATTTGACACATTTACAGAATCGATACAGTTTATGAACGCTTATATGACAAATGTGATAAACTCAATACCAAGGTTAGTAACATTAAATCCTAATACAAATTTAGATAAGAGTTACGGAGCAGCATTATTCCAACTAGCTTATACAACTTGGTATGGTACATTTGCCTTCGGTAATCCTGATGCGATACCACCTGTACCACCATTAAATGAGACTCAAATTAAAAGTAAAACAATATCTGATTTTGCATCACTTACAAACAATTACAATACATTAGTTGAAAGTTTTACTCAAGCATGGCAACAATTTAAGTAAAAACAAAATAAAGAGATATTTATATTATAAAAAAACTATGAGTATGAAAGCATTATTAGACGATTACTTGAAAAAAGATACTAGAGTTACACAGAAAGATGCTGGTAATGGATATCAAGAAGTATGCGATTTAGATACAGGTGACTGTTATACAATCAGAATGAAAGATGGTTTGATTGAACGAGTGGATAACACTATGAAAACAAATAGAACATTAAAAGTTGAAACACCTCATGGTGTAAAAACATTATTAAACGGTTAAAAATTAAGAAATGAATATTGAAAAACAAATATTAGAAGAATTAAAACGATTTAATCAAATTAATTCATATATTCTTAATGAACAACCTGAAGCGCCGGTAGATGATGTTTCACCGGCAACTGATGCACCGGCAGGGGACTTACCACCGGCAGATGCACCAGCGGGTGATGTACCACCGGCGGGTGATGTACCACCGGCAGATGCAGGAGCAACACCTGCACCAACCGAAGTACCTGAACCTATAGATGTTGAAAATGACCCTGACGTTGAAGAAGTGGGTGGTGAGGAAAAAACCGACGAAGAAGGTGAAAGTGAAGAGATTGATATCACTGACCTTGTGACTTCACAACAAGAAATACAATCTAAACAAGATGAATTTATGAACGATATGTTTACTAAGTTAGATGACTTAGCATCAAAATTAGCGAACATGGACCAAATTATGACTAAGATAAATGATTTAGAGTCTAAATTTGATAAGTATAGAGAAAAAACTCCTGAAGAAAAATTAATGTTACGTTCTTTAGATTCTTATCCTTACAATCAAAAATTGACAGATTTCTTTCAAGATAAAGAAGATGAGATGGAGAAAACAGGAAAAAATGAATATGTATTAACATCAGACGAGGTTGAGAATTTTTCTCCAAATGAGGTAAAAAAAACATTTAATATATATGACGACGAGAATCCAAAGATGTAAAAAATAATAGGATAAAGAATCAATATAAAGGGGGCGTTTGTCCCCTTTTTTTATTTGACAAACTTAAATATTCACCTATATTTGTTGTAGATAAAAGAGTAATAATTAAAAATTTATTTATGGCAAATTCAGTATTAGATTCAGTACTTGCGCAGTACGAAAAGAACGCACAACCAAGTGGTTCACAGAGGTCAAACATCTCACAAGAAGACAGATTAAAGAAGTATTTTTCGGCAATCTTAATGAAAAACGAAACATCCGCACAACGTAGAGTTCGTATTTTACCCACAAAAGATGGTTCATCGCCATTTGTTGAAGTATGGTATCACGAAATCATGGTAAACGGACAATGGGTTAAGTTATATGACCCGAGTAAGAATGACAACGAACGTTCTCCACTTACAGAAGTTTATAACGAACTAATCCAAACAGGTAAAAAAGAAGATAAAGATTTAGCTTCACAATATCGTTCACGTTTATTTTATATTGTTAAAGTTGTTGACCGTGATAACGAACAAGATGGTGTTAAATTTTGGAGATTCAAACACAACTACAAAAATGAGGGAATTTTGGATAAAATCCTTCCTATTTGGAAAGCTAAGGGCGATATCACTGACGCAGAAAAAGGACGTGACTTAATCATCGAACTTAAGAAAGCAAAAACACCACAAGGAAAAGAATACACGGTAATTCAAACGGTTATGTATGAAGACCAAGCATTACTTCACGAAGATAAAGAAATCATGAGTGGATGGTTGGATGACGAATTAACATGGAATGATGTATACGCTAAAAAACCTGTTGAGTATTTGGAAGCAATTGCAATCGGAGAGACGCCAATGTGGAGTACAGAACTTAAAAAATATGTTTATGGTGAAAGTGCTGACATTTCTATTGGTGGAACAAAAACAAAACAAGAGATTCCTGTAGTGGATCCACAAGTGAATGAAGAGCCTGCAGAAGACCTACCATTCTAAGTTTATTAACAACAAAAAATTAGGCGGGGACCATTTAAAGTTCCCGTTTTTTTATATATATTTTTTATAACAAATATTGATTATTATGGCATTGAAAAAGAAAGAATTTAGTTTAGACGCAATAAAAAATAAGTTCTCCACCAAAACAAAATATAAACCCGAAAGTTTTTATAATTGTGGTGAGGCCTTTATGAACTCTTGTGGTTTACCTGGCCCTGTAATGGGTGGTGTTAATATGTTCTTGGGGCATTCAAACACTTCAAAAACTACGGCAATGATATTGGCGGCGGCCGATGCGCAAAAGAAAGGTCATTTACCTGTTCTTATTATTACTGAGAAAAAATGGTCTTGGGAACACGCAATTGAATTAGGATTGCAAGCGGAGAAAAACGAACTTGGTGAGTATGATGGTATGTTTATCTTTAATGATTCATTTGACGTTATCGAACAAGCAACCGAGTTTATTAATGAAATACTTGATTCTCAAGAAAAAGGAGACATACCTTATAGCCTATTGTTTTTATGGGATAGTATTGGTAGTGTCCCTTGTCAGATGACTTTTGATGGAAAAGGTGGTGGTATGCACAACGCTAAGGTACTTGCAGATAAGATTGGTATGGGAATTCATTCAAGGATTTCAAAATCTAAAAAAGA